TTTGATCTTGTTCCAAACATCAATCTTTCCTGATTGCATGAACAACATCTGAAGCTCTTTCTCAAACTCACGAGTCTGCTCTAAAGCCATCTCTATCTGTAGAGCCTGACCCATATTAGAGCCACCACCTCGTTTAGCCTCAACCATTGCCTTAGATGCTTGGCTCTTGGCATCAAACATCTTGCCGATCATCGGAGCAAGACCACCAATATCGTTGGCTACCTTACTAGCCTTCTTGACCATCGTGATAGCCTTCTGTAGGCCATCTAAAGCAGCTAGGGGGTCTATCATTTCTTTTCTACCTTCTTCCATTCAAGGCAAACAACCCTGCGGTTGAACACATCACCTGTCCATGTCCACTTTACACATCTGTACTCTGCTTGTAGTGCTAATACAAGCAACCAAGTCATTTTTCAGCTTCTTTACGGGCTATCTTTAGATGCTGGTGCTTGAAATAGATGTTAGCAATAAGACCAATTAAACCGATTACAACACCACAGAGTGCGCCAAATTCATTAGCCGATAAGCCAAAGAATACGGCACTTCCAGCACCACCAAAGGTAGCGACTGATGCTGTTTTAGCCGCTACTGCTGATGCGACTTCTGTGGTGTTAGTGGTCATTTTGCTTCTACATCCGTTACTTTATCGAGTGATTGCTTCAACATTGTGAAGAAAGCATCTCTACCTACTTGAAGTTGGTCAACATTGAATTTAGCAGAATTGAGTTTACGTTCTAAATCAACTACATGATCTAACAGCATTTTTTGCTGGTCAGTAAAGTCGTTAACATCGTAATCAATTCCATCGATTGTCACAGGGTGTGTTTTTTTCTCGCCCATGAATTTCTCCTAATGTGCCACCAAGATCGAGTGATGGCTTCTCGTTTTACCAAGGTGTGCCAGAACTTTTAACTGGATTCTTCAGCAAAGCAATCTGAGCAGCCAAAGAAGCCTCAGTAGCTGCCTTGTCTACTGATTCCCATACCCACTCAAGGACTGTGGCTTGTGTGAGGTCTTCATAGGGGACAGTAGGAGTGCCTTCAGGCCATCCGCAAGTAGAGTAGGCAGAAGCAGAGAACTCTCCATCTGTTGCATTGCATTGCCAATGAGCGCAAGTGACAAAGCCTGTAGCGACATCTCTGTCTAGGGTTGAAATATTCCAGTTATATGTAATAGCCATGATTTTCCTTTAAGGTTAGATGCCAGCGTCTGCTAGGCGTTTGCGTAATGATTGGATTTCCTTGACCAACATTGGTACAAGTTTGGAGTAGTCCACAGCCATCATTTCTTCTGTGTCTGCGGGTTGATGTACTGCTTCAGGAGAAACAGTTACAAGTTCTTGAGCAATGAAACCATAACGCTGGTGTGTTTTATCCGTTATCCAATCAAACTTACGAACTTGAATGGCATCAATTAAAGCAGAAGCAGAATCAGCATCAGTAATGTTTTCTTTGAGACGTTGGTCAGAAGTTACGTTATATAAAACTGTTGTAGCAGATGATTGAGAAATTGAACCTGCAACCCCACCAGAACTGTTAAAAAATCCAACAAACGACCCAGTATTTCCCGTATTAGTATTTTTAAAATCAAGTCCGTCTTCTGTTGCACCATCAAAATACGAATTGATTTTTGCAGGGCCGATAGTAGATGTATTACCAATAATTAAGCGACCATTGGCGTCTAACGTGAGAGCCTGAGTAAAGGTAATGGCGTTTCCTGCTGTGCCTGATGCGGCGTTGTACCATTGATGTTGACCAGCAGTTTGTAGGTATTGAGTAGCAGGTGCTGTTTGCTTGTATATTGGATTACCTGCGCTATTAAGATAAGCGTTTGTCAGGTTATAAAAGTTTGATACAGAGCCTGATGCAAACGAATAAAAAGCACCTGTTGGTAGTTCCAAAGCACGCACAGAAGAAGCCCAAGCACTAAGAGTAACCCCCAAGCCTAGGTTGCCAGAGAGGTCAATTACAAGTCTATCAATACCAGCAGTTACATCTGTAAGACCCATAGTGGAAGTGCCACCACGGAAAGCCCATTGTTGACCAGAAACACCTGCACGAATGCGATAACCGCTGTAAGCCAAATTATTAGCATCAGCAAAGAAAGCATCTGCGGCACTAGGTACAACTGCATTAACTTTATAAGCAGGACTACTTGTACCAATACCCAGACCTGTGCTGGTTAGGCGCATTTGTTCTGAGCCGTTGTTTACACGGAAAACAATTGGCGTAGTGGTGTCGTTTGCACTTGGGCCAATCGAAAAGAAAAGTGTAGGCGCATAAGAGATAGATGCTTGCCCGTTTGCACCACCAGACCCAACATTAAACAAAAACTGCGAATATCCAGTTGAAGAACTGTTTTCCAAAACTTGCGAGTTATAAGCCCCTGCCAAACTTTGCGTTTGATAAAACTGTGGTGCTTGTAATGTAGTGCCATTAAAAGTAAGCGCAGAACCTGTAGCAAGCGCACTTGATGAAGATGCGTAAACAACTCCGTTAGCAGTAAAGGATGTCAGTCCTGTGCCGCCTTTAGTGGTTGCAAGCGTTCCTGTCGTGCCAGTAGTCAAAGGAAGACCTGTAGCGTTTGTAAGCGTCACAGATGCTGGTGTATTCAGAATAGCACCTGCGCCTAATGTCGCCACTCCAGTTACTCCAAGAGTGCTAGATGCAGTCAGAGTAGTAAACGCACCCGCAGCAGCCGTAGATGTACCCACAGGGCCGTTAAACGAGTCACCAACAGCACCTGTCTGAAAGTCCTTCAGTTGACTCATTAACTCACGAATAGCGTCATTGATGCCACTAGGCGCACATCCCTCCGCAATGTTGATCGAATCAATGTCTGTGTTATTAGCAGGTGTTGCGCTAAATTCACTAATTTTTGTCTTTGCCATGTTAGTCCTTAGTCGGGGTTAGCCATTCCAGTTAAATCTAAACGATAACGTAAATCAGGTGCTAGACCTAATAAACCTTGTGGTGAAGCAGCAAACATCTGAGTCGCCTCTGCTGGTGATGCCATGTAATTTAACAATGGTTCTGTAATGTTCATGCGTTGATAAAAGTTTTGCACAGCAGGATTTAAATATGCTTTTGTAGCCAATGCAGGGAAAGCCAAACTAGCCGCTGTTGCACCCAATGGAACTCCAACAGCAGCACCGCCACCTAAAATAGTCGCAGCCTTAGCAGGGCCAGAAGTAAGCATATCTTTCATTGTTGTTCGCTCACTTGTCTGACTGCTACTAATCTTAGGCTTCAAAGCAGACTGAGCAACATCAGCCAAAGCTACCATTGCACTTGCTGGCTCTTGTCCAAAGATGCTAGGTAATGTAGATGGAGACTTTTCATCAGTCTTAATTAGATTCTTACCAAACTTAGTAATATCCAACTCACCAGCATTGTTTAATGCGCCTAGTTTAATGTCAGCCAATACGCCACGAGCCAACATCAATTTACCTTCTTCATCCAATAAAGGAATAATCTTCTCAGCAGCGCCACTCTCATTGTTTGCAATAGTCTTAACAATGGTTGAATCTTTAGCATTTGAAAAACGCTGATTTAGATTAACTGCATCACCATAAGACGAACGCAAATCCTTTAGTTTTGTAACTTCAGCATCAAGACCTTGGTTTTTAAACGTAATATCTCTTGCATCATCTAAGGTATCACGCAATTGTCTAAACGCATCACCAATCTTAGAGCCACGCTTTTCATAAGCCAAGTCGCTAAATAATTTACGTTGATCTTGGTAATCAGAACCAGAGATATAGCCTTTTTGCTCGTATCCCTCATATGAGTATTCTGGTGTCCCAGAGTCCACTAATTCTTTACGAATCTTGTCACCAAACTGTTTGTAATTAGGATTTGTTGGCTTGAGTCCTGCATCATCTAATGCGGCCTGAACTTGTCTGTCCAATGCTTCATTTTTAGCACCAAAGTAGAATTCTTCAAAACTCTTAAACAATGGTTCTTTTCTCATTGACGGAGGTAAAGAATTTAACAATTGTCGTGCCTTCATAATGCCTGATCTAAAGTTAGGAACTTCAGACAAAACAATGTCAGACTGTGATGAAATGTTTTTAATTGATTCACCAATCGCATTGACATTTCTATCAGCAGCTTGTTTTACTGCTTTTGCACCACCAGAAAACGCAACATCAGGTGCGCTTGGCATACCGCCATACATATTAGCAATTTGATTTAGAACCTTCTCTGCATAGTCAGCTTGAAGATTAAACTTCTTGGTAAACTGAGAAGATGAGAATGGCAATGTAGAAGCAACAGCCTCAAACAATTGAGCAGTCTTACCTGCGCCAGCCTGTGCAGGTGTTAACCCTAGCTCATCAGTAAATCCAAGAACTTTAGCCTTTCCAGCCATAGCCGCATTACGTTGATCTGCAAACGTCAAAGGCTCTGGAGTCCTTGCCTTAGTCTGCATACTCATAGCTCCAACTGGAATACCAGCAGCCATGCCTAACATAGAAGCAGGAATATCTCCAACAATCGGTTGTGCTTTTTCTGCAACCAACTGACTTGTAGCACCAGCAGGGATAGAAGTCGCCAATTGTTGTGCAGGATTAACAGCCATTCGAGTAGCCATCTCTCGCACCATCGGAGTTGCTGATTGTCTAGCAATCTGTGGTAATGCAGAAACTGCTACGCCTGTACCACCTAAAGCCCCAAAACCAGCCTCTACCATGCGCTGACCAGTTGTCTCAGGCTTTGCTACTCCTGCGCTTGTCATAGCGTCTTGAATGGTTTTAGACAACATCTGTAAACGAGGTAAATCCTTGCCAGTAAGTTGTTCACCACCAATAAGAATCATGTTGATAAGTGCATTAAGTGCATCACCAACTGGAACAGCCATAGAGCCTGCAAGTTGTCCAGCAGGGCCAAACGGAGTACCTGCTACAGCACCAACCAAAGGTGCAGCCATGCCACGAGTAGCAGCACCCGCATAGTTAATAGCCTGTTCTGGAGAACGACCTGCTCGTTGAGTCCCCATCTGTGGATAGTATCCAAATGTTGCAGAATTAACACTTTGAGGAACTAACTTTGCAGACAATCCTTTACCAAATACCTCATCAAACTGTGATGCAGTCTCTGGATGTGCTTTTAAGTAAGCAATATCTTTAGCTGTTGGCTTTTCCATATTTACCTTCTGTAAGGGTTTTCAGATGGGTCAGGAGGTGCAATAAATTTAAATCCACGCAAACTCTTATTGTTTTCGTAGAAATAGTTTTCAGCTTGTTCAGCGTATGACTTAGCTTTCTGTGATAGATATTGAATATCCTTAATTGCCGCCTCTTTTGCTACCAAAGAAACAGACGGATTAGCTAAGTCACCAACAGCTTTATCATAGCGTTTAGCATCAGCATCAGATGTTGGGCCACTAAACTTAGGAGAATTCAATGCCAAAGATTGTGACAATGTAGTCAATCTATCGTTTGCATCTTTAGCTTCAGAACCAATACCTACAGCCGCACCAAGACCTTTAACTCCAGCCTCAATTCGTCCACCATAAGCCTGTTGCAATAATGGTGCTGCTCTCATAGCAACTGAAGACATATTGTCAGCTTTATTGGCTTCTTCTTTAGCTTTACTAACAACATCAAACTCTTTTTTCTGTGCGTAAGAGAATGTTTCTGGTTTATTAGCTTCTGTTGCTTTACGCAAATCAAGCATTTGCTGTTGAATACTTGCAGTTAATGCCTTGCCTTCTGCTGACTGTGCTAATCCTTGCTCTTGCAATACTCTCATGGCTTTCTGATTAGCTTCAGTAGACGCCCTCATTGCATCAATACTAGCTTGAGATTGCTGGAATTGCTGACTTCTAGTAACAGCGTCTGTCAATTCTTTTGCTCGTTGGTCAGCTTTATCAGGGTCAATTAAACCTTTACTAAAGCTAGTTGCATACTGAGTAGCAAGATTTTGAAGATGTTTAGGAATTGTTGGGTCAGTAGTAAACTGCGTGAATGGATTATCTTCTTGCATACCACCACCAACAAAACCTGCCTTTCGCAAATCAGGAACAAGTTTAGCCATGCTTGCCAATGCAGCCATTGGGTCTGGAGACATCATTGCTAATGCTTGTAACTTATTGGTGTCAATCGTTCGTGTTCTTTGCTCTGGCTTTGTAATTTGACCCATTGACTCATCATATTCAGCAGGTGTTGTTGTAGTGGTAAATATTTGCGGTGCAAGTTGCCTCATGCTTTCTTCTTGCTTACGTTTACGTAACATTTCCTGCAATTGATAGTTCTGCAATTGGCCTTGCATGGCCTCATTCATCGTGCCTTTATATGCTTGTTGGCCTTGCTGAAGACCTTGAACAATAGAAGCTCCTGTGTTTCCACCTTGGAATAAACGTCCTGCCAAAGCATACAAAGCCTGAGCCTGAGCATCATCACGATTACGCTGAATAGCCTCTGGGGACATACCTAAAAGGCCCATTGTGTCTGAGCCTCCAGTACCAAAAATATCTAATAGTCCAGCCATGATTTTTTCCTTATGGTTGACCAGTCAGCCAGTTCCATCCCTTACTGAGCCATCCTGTGTTTTTCTCAAGCCCACCACCAACAGCCGCTATGCCTAAAGCATTTTGCAAGAAAGATGTATCAGGAGCACCACTTGTACTAGAAGAACCAACCTTACCCAATGGGTTGCCATAAACCAATGACATATAGTTAGACAAATTCTGTTGTGGCTGATTTTGCAAGAAATTAAATCTTGACATATCTCCTTGTAACTGAGCACCTGTGTAACCTTCACGAGCCTGACCAGCCCTTAGCAAATTCTCAATATCTTGGTAGTCAGCAGAAGCCATACTTGGAGCAGCCATCGTAGCCGCTTGTTGCATACCACGCTCTTGAGCATAATTTTGATATGCCAAATTTCCTGCTGTATCAGAAAGACTTTTAGCAAACTGACCACTTGCACGATCTTGCAAAGTGTTCATTGCACCACCACCATAGCGACCAGCACGAGATGCCGCAGAACCTACATCCCCTAAAGTCTGCTTAAATTGAGACTCAGCCGCCTGTGCAGCAGGTTGGAAAGCACCCTGAAAGAAAGGGTTTCCACTTAGGTAATTACCAGAAATAGTATTTTGTAATTGCTGTTGAGCAGAACCAAGCAAGGGATTACCCTGAGTGGCACGAGCCTCTAGAGCTTGTAGACCAGTATTTGTTTGTGTAGATGGGCCAACATAATTTTGACCAGTATAGTATTGAGGGCCACCGCCCTGATACAACTTCTGTGCTTCTGTCAGACCATAAGTTAAATATGGCTGTAGTGTTGGGTCAATTGTAGTTGTGCTTGTAGTAGGCATCTTGAATACTCCTAGAGTTTCGGATTCCAAGATGGGTCATCCACGGAATCCATTATAAATTGAAATTTAACCGATAACAACATATTTATACGTTTTGTCGGTATCACTATTTGCGTAGTGAGAGACAGTCGCATACGCTTTTCCTTGATCACTTACAAATAGCCCACTAGAGCCTGATGAGCCTATAGTTGATACCATATTCATTGTGGCAATTACAGATGCTGTTGTAGGTCTAGTTGGGCTAGTTCCAGCCGCATAAAACTGTAAAGAAACTTGAGTGCTTGGAGAAGACCAATAAAGTTCAATATAGTCATTAGCAGCTAACTGAAGAAAATAGTTCCATCCAGTAACTATATGACCATCAATCCCACCATGAGAACTAGGTACGCCAATAAATCCAGTAGAACCAGCTACATTTGTTCCATTCTTACGCAACCAAACACTTAGATCATGCTCTTGGGTATCTGTGTTCTGAAACTGACCAGACCATTGAAAATTGTAAACTCCAGCATTTTTAACATTTATTCGTGAACTGTTGCTTAAAACCACACCATTTGTGTAGTCGGTTGTGTCTAGCGTCATTGCATATGCAGTATTAGCTGCGGCTATCGCTTGGTCAACAACACTTTGAAAAGCACCAAATGGAATTGAACTAGACATTGCAGATGCAGTAGCTGGCTGAAACAAAATTACAGAATCCTTGCCAATGCGTCTATCAAAAAATGTTGTTGAAGTTGCTCCAGAAGCATCTAATGTAAGAAGTCCTGTGTTATTGGTCTTTCCATCCATGACACCACGGACAACCTCAGCAACAGACCTCTGATCTCCACCAAAAGGAGGAAGCGTTCTAAACATTATCTAACTCCCTGTCCTTGGATTTCAACATCCAAAGCAACAGCAGTTTTCCAAGTTCCTGTAGGTACAACCTTGAACTGATGGTAGTTGCCATTAGACCTCAATGAAATCCTATTATCACTATCAGCCGTTCCAGCCGTACCAAAGCTAGTTTGCTCACTTAGAAGTGTCCTAGAAGCCACAGCAACAGTCGCAGAGCCTCCATCAATCATTGGACGAACCAAAGTAACTACAGACCTTCCACCTGCGTTTAGATCGCCTGTGATGATTTGACCTGTTGCTGGTGCGCCATTGTATGTAACCACATAAGCACCATAAGTTCCACCAAGGAAATACTTACCGCCCATGTAAAGAATGGAATCTAAACTAACAGTCAAAGCATCGATGCTGTTAGAAATAGAATCTAATCCTTCAAGAGTAGTCGCAGAGGTAGAAGCGTCTGAAATGTAATCAGTACCCGCATCTCCGTAAGTCCACTTCTGTGTCCTAAAGTTATAGATAACCAGTTTTCTCTGTGCAAATGTAGTCTTAAAGTTCCAAATAATTAGTTTGCGTACAGGGTCAACAGCCGCTGACATGGTGTCAAATGCACTTTCATCAGCCTCACCAAAGAACCATCTATCAATCTTCTCTGAGCCAATGGCAGTAATTTGCTGACCATCACACATATAAAAACCATCGTCACTCAAGAAGAATGTGATTCCTTGAACCTGTGCGATAGAACCCGCAGCGATACATCCCTTACCACGAGAGATGTTGTCAAACTGAAATACAAACGGAGTGCCGATATAACTCATTCGAGTAATACCTTTTTCCATCAAGACTAGGCCAAACTCACCACCACGAATTCCAACAATTTGTCCTCCGTCTGGAATATCTTGGTAATCAGCCTGAGTTACTTGATTTGAACCCCATGCAGTCTCATCATTGATACCAGACCATCTAACACGAGATGGATAGACAGTAGATGATTCAGTCGTAAACGCAGTAACCACAAAATCACGGACTACAGTCACAAACTTACAAACTGGTGCAGTAGAGGCTAAGTTGGCAAACAAGGTAGAAGTACCCAAAGTAAAGGCTTGCATGGGGTCACTATTATTTGTCCCAATGATCACGTTACCAAACTGAGTAAACCTAAATCTATCGTTAAATGCGTTAGGAGTGTAGTTACCTGCTTTTGATACGTTTGTTACTGCACCAACACCTGAAATCTCAAAAATCTTTGTTGAACCAGCCGCAAATAGTTTTGTCGCATTAACTGGTGTTTTACCTGCCACCAATGTAGTTAAGTTTTCAGAAGCAGCCGCAGAGAATGTAGCCGCTGTAGGGAATGGGCCATAACCAATAGCTTGAGAAACCACGTTCTTTGCATCAACCAAAGCACCTGTAAAACTTGGTTGGTCAGGCATCCACTCACCAAATGCTAATTTTGTCGTAGCCATGTATTACTTCCTTGAGCCTGAGTTGTCCATGTATTGTCATTAGCGGATACCTGTGTCCAAGTATTCGAGTCGCTAGGAACAACAGTCCATGTATTTGAATCTGTAGATACTGGTGTCCAAGTGTTTGCATCCTGTGGGACTGGTGTCCAGTTCTCACCAAGGATTACGCCATTAGCAGTTACCAAAGATATACCATTGATATATCCCACACCTGCATAAATAGCAGAAGCGTCACCTGTAAAGACTGCGTTTCCAGTTATGTTTGCTACCGCACCAACAACTAAACCACCATTTGCAGTTACTGTTGTTGTTCCAGATATATCGCCAGAACCATACTGGACTCTAATACCATTAGCAGTAACAGTTGCATTACCAGTTACAGACGCTACAGCATTAGCAACAATACCACCAAGAGCAGTTACATCAGCATTGCCTGTGATAGCCGCATTGCCAAACTGAACTCTTGTTCCTGTTGCTACTACATCTGCACTAGCAGTAATACTTGCACTAGCAAACTGAACCCTGATTGCATCGCATACAACGATTGCTACAGCGTCAATTCCGACTGATGCGTTCTGTACCCTTATACCTTCACAAGATGCGCTTGCAGAACAAGTAATGCTTGCACTAGCGTATTGAACACGAGTTCCATCTGCCGTTACTGTAGCCGTTCCATTTACTGCCACCCCACCATACTGAACCCTAGTGCCATCTGCTGTTACGTTCGCAGACGCAGTTACAGACCCATAGGCATCCCATAGGGTTACTGAGGTTGTGTAAAGTGGACTATCGAGTGTGAGTGTTAAGTCATCAATGCTAGACTTTAATTGGTCTAGCGAATCAATCGTCCACGGAGGCAGTAAATCAGCCATCTCACGCCAATGTGACGCTCAACGAACCAGCCGCAATACGGAACACATCGCCAGTTGCAATAGTCTTAGAAGCATCTAGTGGTGTGTGATACAGCAAATTACCACCAGTAGAAGCATCACGGATACCAACATAGGCAACAGTACCCCATGAGCCACCAGCTTGAGGAAACTCGATAGCAGCAGAGTTGGTTGATGCACCATTGCTAGGAGCACCAAACGTAATAGACTGACGAGCATAGCTAGTACCAGATACCTCAGTACCTGTGTCAGCATCTGTTGGGTCAGAAGTGTAAAGAGCCAAGTACACAGTCGTTGGTGCTGTGTAAGCAGTTGCTCGGAGAGTTACGTTAATTAAAGCGTTCTCAAGATAGTTACTCATTTCAGCCATAGTTTCACCTTGGAGTTAGTTTCATTGCTAAAGGAACACCAGAGTATTGACCTTGTTCGTCAGACTTGGTGAGAGAGGAAATCGCTCTGTCGTACATAGTTCCCCATGTGTTAATTCGAGCGTCATTCATTAAATATGGCTCTGCCTCTATCAATGAAGCGTAGAGCAAAGCATCTGGTGCTGTTGTAAGAAACACATTAGATGCGTTTGTACTTGATAAATATGCAGGTGCAGCAAAGTAAAGCATCCTCAATGTATAAACACCATCAGGAGGAGGCGACAGCAAGAACTCACTAGCCAGAATCGTATAAGACTTAGGAACACCAACCTCTGATGCTCTTGGGTCATTAGATAAAGCTGATGGACTAGAGTAACTCAATGGCTGAATGGGGTTTGTCAATGCGACAAAATCACGAATCTCTAAAAAGTCAGCAGGTAGTTCTACAGTTGAATCACCAGATACAGTAGAAGTCGTTACAGACTTTAGCATCTGACGAATACGCAGTTCTCTACGGAGTCGATTCTCAGCAAATGTAATGAAGTCTGGAATCTGAGTAGTCAAATCAGACCTAGCCAAGTAACTGGCTATTGAGGTCTTTAAATCTGTGTATGTTGCGAAACTCATACAACTCCTGTTCGAGTTCTAAAAACTCTGTTATCTCGTTCGTTTAACCACGCTTTAAAGCGTTTCTCATCAAGCACAGCAAAACCACGCATGATGCCTTTTGCATTTAGATCATCAATCACAGTCATTGGAATTGAGGCTACTTTATTGCCAAACAATTCATCTGACCACTTTGCTCGTTCATCAAAGGAGTTATATTCCTTTTTGTTCTGCTCAATAATTGCAGATACATCCTGACGAGTCTCAATAATGATGCCACCATCACCATCGGAATGAACAGCAGATTGTCTAAAGTTTTCCATAGTGTAATTCTATCAGTTTGACTAGAAAAGAAAATGCCCCAGAGGTTTTAAGTCTGAGGCATTTTTCGGGGTTACACCAGATTAAGGTGTCAAGTCAGCAATGATGCCGTGAGCAGCTTCGTTCTTAACTTCCAAGGTGTACTCAGCCAACAACTGTGTGGACTCATTGTCACCAGTTACAGCCAATTCGTTGGTCTGGAAAGGACGCAAGTAAGCCACAGCAGCCATGTCGGGGTCAAGCACAAATGCTGTCTCATCGCATGAGTTGGTAGAAGTCATAAAGCGGTTAGGAACAACAGAAATTGTACCGAAATCGCTCAAATAGACATCAGCCGCACCAATGATGGTTGTGGGGCTATTGGCAGGGGCCATGAAGCGTTGAGCAGCAATACCAGCAAAAGCAGAAACAACTTGCTTGTGTGCAGGGTTGACCATCAACACTTTAGGATTGCCACCAGAGGCGTAAACTTCCTTAACAACCACTTGCAACAAGGCTTCTGTGAAAGTGCGGTTTGTGCCGTTTGTACGAGCAGTAGTGCCAGAAGCGCCAGCAACACCATTAGTACCAAAGTCGCCATTGGTAGCCAACCATGCTTGCAGACCACCCAATTTACGAGCAGTAGAGCTATTGCCGTTAGCAGCAACTTGGTTACTCAACAAAGAGGTTTCCATGTCACGCTTGATTTCGGCAGAAGCCTTAGCCAACTGATAAGCCTTTTCAGACTTACGACCAGCCTTGTCAACAGCTTGCAAAGTGCCAGAAATCTTAATAGTTTTCTGTGCAATCTGGGTGCGGTTGCCAACACGAGTAGTTGGAGACATAGTAGCGTCAGAAGCGGTGTCGCCTTCAACAGCGTAGTTGCTCAAAGAAGCAGCTGCCAAAGAGTCAGTCTGCCACTCGTGATAAACAGCAGTTGCTTTTGTCTTACCGATAGAAGACATGAAAGGTGTGTCGGTAGGGCTGATGTTATAGATAACGTCAGACAGGTCTTCACGCTGACCAATAGCGGTATATGTTTGATAGGTAGCCATTTAAAACTCCAAAATTTAAAAGAATCGTTCAAATGCTTTTGCTGCGTCTGTGACTTTTCCAGTCTCACGCAACCTTTGCATTACCTGTTTATCTTGTGCTGATTTTGTAGGAGGCGCTGAAGTTCCAGATCGCATCATCTTAGGAGCCGCCTGAAGTTTCTTGGTTAACTCTGGCTTGCTCTTTTGAAGTTGCTCATACTTCATTGCTTTATACAAACTCACCACAGCACGACTGTCATATACGGAACTGAGTTCTTGGTCAGTCCAGCCTACAGATTTCGCATAGTCACGGATT